CTTGGGAAAAGATAAAAACTTTACAAGGATTTTTAGAAGGTAGAGTTAGAGCAGCTGCACTTGAAGAAGTTGGAGATTTAAAAAACCAAGCTAAAGTTTCTAAATTAAAACATCTACAAAATGGTGGTAATGGTTTAGAACATGAAATACTTGAACTTAAAGCTGACATTTTAGAAGCTGTAAGTCATGAAGCAACTACTAAAGAAGCATTTGAACTTAATAGAAAAGAAATTGAAATTTTAAATAAACTATTAAAAGAACTTTATGTCATTGCAGAACCTACAAGAATTAAAGGTTATAGTGATGAGGAAATGTGGGAAGCTAATCAAGCTAATGAATTTACTGTTAATATTGGTAGAGAAATACAAGCTGAAATGATTGCTAATGGCAGACCTTCTCCAGCTAAATTAAAAAATGCTATGTCAAATCCCTATACTTGGAACGCATTAAAAGATATAGGTTTAGTTCCAAAAGAAACAAAAATTTTAGTTGGAAATATTAACCCAAATGATAAGATAAAACTTATAGGAGTAGAAGATGAAATTATATAAGATACTAGCAGCTAATTACGAAACATATTACGGAACACAAGAAAATCCGATTGATAGATCATATACTACAACAATAGCACAAAAACCAGATTGTAGTGCTTTTTTGTTTTTATGTAAAGATACACAAGATGCACAAACTGGATTGTCTTTATTAAGTACAGTTCCATCTGGATTTGATTTTACATATTGTCAAGAATGGGGTCTAACAATAAATGCAGCTGTTGTTGCTAGAGTAGTATTAGATTTAAGAAAAAAAGCCTATGGTACATGGGAAAGCCAATTAGAAAAAATCAATGATGATGGTATTGATAGTTGGAAAACAGACATAGCAGCAGTTAAGACAAGCCTACCTAAATAAACAAGGAAACAGCTATGCAGCTTTCAAAACATTTTACATTAGAAGAATTTGAGAAAAGTCAAACTGCTACTAGAAAAGGTATAACTAATAAAGCTGGTAGTGGAGAGGTTAAAAGTCTAGGCGATCTTTGTTATGAAATACTAGAGCCAGTAAGAGTAAAATTTGATAAACCAGTTACCATAACAAGTGGCTATCGTAGTAAAGAACTTTGTCTAGCCATTGGTAGTTCAGAAAATTCACAACATACTTGTGCTAATGGTTCTGCTGCTGCTGATTTTGAAATAGCTGGTGTATCTAATCTTGAAGTAGCTTTATGGATTCAAGGAAACTGCGATTTTGACCAATTAATTTTAGAATATTATACTGGAGAAACTAATAGTGGTTGGATTCATTGTAGCTTTAAAGAGGGTTCAAACAGGAAGCAAGTTTTGACATTTGACGGCAAAAACTATAGTAATGGATTACCTGATGCAAAATGGTCTGGTGGAAAACTAACAAATTAAAATGAAACAGAACGCACTACAAAAAATAGATTCTCACGAAAAACTTTGTCGCATCATGCAAAAATTAACTCACGATAAAATTAACATAATAGAAGAAAGAGTAAAACGATTAGAAAAGATTTTACTAATTTGTACTGGTTCATTAATTAGTGCTATGGGATATGTAATTATCACTATGTTAGGATTGTAATTAATTAAAAAAGCAGTACAACTTATAACTGTATGAAGAATAAAAGAATACTTGTTATTTCAGATATGCACATTCCTTATCATCATAAGGACTCAATCAAATTTTTAGCAGAAATCAAAAAAGAGTTTAAACCAGATAGAATTATTAACATAGGCGATAGTGTTGATTTTCATGCAATCTCTATGCACGACTCTAACCCTGATTTACCTAGTGCTGGAGATGAACTTACTTTAACAAGAAAATATATTAAAGAACTAGAAACAATATTTCCAGATGTTACAGAAGTAGATAGTAACCACTCTAGTTTAGTATTTAGACGAGCATTAAAGTTTGGAATGAGCAAACAATTTATTAAATCTTATGGAGAATTTTTAGGTACTAAAAAATGGAAGTGGGTAGATAATATAACTTTAACTATGTCTAATGGTCAAAGGTGTTTTTTTACTCATGGTTTAAGTGCTGATATTTTAAAAGTATCACAAGCTATGGGTATGTCAGCAGTTCAAGGACATTATCATACAAAGTTTGTTATCAGCTGGTGGGCTAACCCAGACAATCTATTCTTTGGAATGAATGTAGGTTGTTTAACTAATCAAAAATCAATGGCATTTGAATATGCTAAAAATTTTAGAACTAGATTTATTATTGGTTGTGGAATTATATTAGATGGTATTCCAAGACTCCTTCCTATGGTATTAGATAAAAAGGGAAATTGGATAGGTAAGATAGTATGAAGAAGAAATGTTGTGGAAAGTATGCTTTAAACAGCGATATATCAACAGAGAGTGCTATTGATAAACAAATAGGTGGCTCACATTATAAGCAATATCAAATCCAACCTATTGAGTTTATAGTAAAGAATAAGCTAGACTTTATACAAGGTAATATTATAAAATACGCACTCCGAAATAAGAATGGAGAAAACCCTAACGAGAAATGGGATAAGATAATTCATTACTGCGAACTCGCAAAAGAGTTGCAAAATAAAAAATAAGGAATATTAAGCATGAATGAACTTCACTTATATAATTTATTCAATTCTTGTGCTATACTGGGCAACATTAATATTTTTTACAAGTAATACATATTTATGATTTTTAGTTTATTAAATAACCCACTCACAAAATTAGTAGTTTCTAAAGCAACTGACCATTTTAAACATAAAGCTATTAAAGTTAAAACAATTAGAGAAGCTGAAATAGAAGCAGCTAAAGATGTAAATATTTCAAGAATCAAAAGCCAAGATAAAAGTTGGAAAGACGAGATATTAATGATCTGGCTTATATCAATGTTAAGTACAGGCTGGTTTGAAAGCACTAGAGGAAACTTTGAAGAATGGGTAAGAATTATTAATGATCTACCTGACTCTGTATGGTATCTTGTAATTATTGTATTTACTGCAACATTTTCTACTAAAATGACAGATAAGGTTTTAAATCGTAATAAAAAATAGTAATATGTTTCAATGAAAGTTGATGCAGTAATTATTGAAGTAGAATTTAGATTAGAAACTTCCCACCACCCTTACGGACATTTTGTTAATTTTAGATTTATAGATGTTGTTCCTAACAGAACTAAACTATTAAGAATGTTATCTGATGTAAGAAAGAATCCTGAAGTTGATCTTGTAGGTTATGATTATACTGAAACTCCCATCACATCTAAAACTAGCTTAAAGTATTTTGAAATAACTAGACATTAAATCTAGGGTGGAGAGAGAGAGCAAACCACCCAAGACCAAATTATTAACTCTCGCTAATAACTCTATTCACTAACTGATTAACAAAGGGAACTAAACCACGATTCTCGTTAGTGAAATTCATTAAGTTGGTTGCTTTCCATTTAAAGCTAAATCTCTTTTTAATTCAGATTGTTTAAGACTCACATACTTATCTAAATTATTATAATGGTATCTAGCTTTAACTAAAGCCATTTCAGCTTCTGCATAAACATCTACAATTTTTTTATAATTTTCATCTGTTCTAGCTTTATGTTCAGCTTCTATAACAGTTTTAGAATCTAGCTTATGTTTTAAAAAACATTTTGAATAAGTTGCTTTAAGACCTTCATGTAGAATAATAACTTTACCATGTGCTATACTCCATTCAGTAGATGCCTTTTCTAGTTCTTCGTATGATTTATTACTTAATAGGTTGCTCATTTTTACTCTCCTTTATTATATATTTTAAAGCACTTGTTGTTGGGTCAAATTCTAATTTATCACAAGACATTAACCCTATTGATATAACTATAACAAATATTATAGCAACTATTTTTACTACAAGTCTATTGTATTTTCTATGTATTGGTTGTCCAAATATTATCATGGGTAATTTAACAAGTCCTCTTGTTCTTCCTCTAGTTGTTTTATTTGTTGTTTTAAATGTTTGTTTTCTAGTTCGTATTTTTCAGCTAAACTTCTTTGTTGTTTAACTTCTAAATACAATGCCTGTACTTCTTCTTGCTTGAAAGCGAAGTCTTTTTTTAATTCATAGACCTCGCTAACAAGTTTATAATGAGTATCGCTTACTTTATCGACCATAATTAAAATGGAATCTCATCGTCCATATCAGACATATTATTAACAGGCATAGCATTATCTGGTGCAGATGGTTGAGCCTGTGTCATTGGTTGTGGTGTGTATTGAGGTGGAGTAACATTAGGCATTACTTGACCAATAGGTTTCATACCATCAACATTCTGTCCACCCTGATAAGGCTTAACCATAAAACAAGTTACTACTTGCTCTGTGTCTGCACCAAATTTAGAGTCTTTAGCTTGTTGAACTTTAGAACCCCATTTAAGACTATAACCAGCTTTAGCATAAGCCTGAACTTGTGGCTTGTTATACCAATTCATAAATTCACTTAATGAAAATAGTTCTTTAGTTAAGCTACACATAAATTTAGCTTTAGTTGCTGATGCCGAGTATTCATAACTAGGACTTTTTTTACCAGTTTCATAGAGTTTTAAAGTCAACCCACAGAAAGGCATATCGTAACTTGGTTTTTTATCTTGATACATTTTTTATTCCTTTTTTTAGTTTATTGTATTGTCTTACTGATTCATTAAATAACTTCTCGGAGTTATGACACGCAAGTAATCCAAGAAATGCTTTCATATGTTCTTTTTTATATAAGATATGTCTGGCCTCAAACTCTCCATCATCTTTAGGAAGTCTTACTACATACATCTTATGTATTTTTTTGCCTGTCTGTTCTTCATAAGCAAGTTTATAAGCATGAAGTTGATGAATCATATTTACAAAGATACCCTTTG